ATGGCAGCGACGCACACACTCCCTCTGGCGTCACCGGGAATGGCACGCATCTGCCTTTACGGGGATTTGCAACGATTTGGCCGCCGCATCGACCTTCGTGTGAAAACGGGGGCTGAAGCCATCCGCGCACTGGCCACACAGCTCCCGGCGTTTCGTCAGAAACTGAGTGACGGCTGGTATCAGGTGCGCATTGCCGGGCGTGATGCAGGTGAAACCGAATTGTCTGCCCGTCTTAATGAGCCGCTGGCAAATGGTGCAGTGATCCACATAGTACCGCGTCTGGTGGGAGCTAAAAGTGGCGGTGTGTTTCAGGCGGTGCTGGGGGCAGCTGTTATGGCGGTTGCTATATGGATGCCGGGGGTAGGAATTATGGCGAGTAATCTGCTGTTTTCTCTCGGTGCCAGTATGACGCTTGGCGGTGTTGCACAGATGCTGGCACCGAAAGCCAGAACTCCCCGTACACAGACAACGGATAACGGCAAACAGAACACCTGTTTCTCCTCACTGGATAACATGGTTGCCCAGGGCAATGTTCTGCCTGTTCTGTACGGTGAAATGCGCGTGGGGTCGCGGGTGGTATCTCAGGAGATCAGCACGGCAGACGAAGGGGATGGTGGTCAGGTTGTGGTGATTGGTCGCTGATGCAAAATGTTTTATGTGAAACCGCCTGCGGGCGGTTTTGTCGTTTATGGAGCGTGAGGAATGGGTAAAGGCAGCAGTAAGGGGCATACCCCGCGCGAAGCGAAGGACAACCTGAAATCCACGCAGTTGCTGAGTGTGATTGATGCCATCAGCGAAGGGCCGGTTGAAGGTCCGGTGGATGGATTAAAAAGCGTGCTGCTGAACGGTACGCCGGTGCTGGACAGCGAGGGGAAGACAAACTTTTCCGGTGTTACGGTGGTGTTCCGTGCAGGTGAGCAGGAGCAGACACCGCCGGAGGGTTTTGAATCCTCCGGCTCCGAGACGGTGCTGGGTACGGAAGTGAAATATGACACGCCGATCACCCGGACCATCACGTCGGCAAACATCGACCGTCTGCGCCTGACCTTCGGTGTGCAGGCACTGGTGGAAACCACCTCAAAGGGTGACCGGAATCCGTCGGAAGTCCGCCTGCTGGTTCAGATACAGCGTAACGGTGGCTGGGTGACGGAAAAAGACATCACCATTAAGGGCAAAACCACTTCGCAGTATCTGGCCTCGGTGGTGGTGGGTAACCTGCCGCCGCGCCCGTTTAATATCCGGATGCGCAGGATGACACCGGACAGCACCACAGACCAGTTGCAGAACAAAACGCTCTGGTCGTCGTACACCGAAATCATCGATGTGAAACAGTGCTACCCGAACACGGCGCTGGTCGGCGTGCAGGTGGATTCAGAGCAGTTCGGTAACCAGCAGGTGAGTCGCAATTATCATCTTCGCGGGCGCATTCTGCAGGTGCCGTCGAACTATAACCCGCAGACGCGGCAATACAGCGGTATCTGGGACGGAACGCTTAAGCCAGCATACAGCAACAACATGGCCTGGTGTCTGTGGGACATGCTCACTCATCCGCGCTACGGCATGGGGAAACGTCTTGGTGCGGCGGATGTGGATAAATGGGCGCTGTATGTCATCGGCCAGAATTGCGACCAGTCGGTGCCGGACGGCTTTGGCGGCACGGAGCCGCGCATCGCCTGTAATGCGTACCTGACCACACAGCGCAAGGCTTGGGATGTGCTCAGTGATTTCTGCTCGGCGATGCGCTGTATGCCGGTATGGAACGGGCAGACGCTGACGTTCGTGCAGGACCGACCATCGGATAAGGTGTGGACCTATAACCGCAGTAATGTGGTGATGCCGGATGATGGCGCGCCGTTCCGCTACAGCTTCAGCGCCCTGAAGGACCGCCATAATGCCGTTGAGGTGAACTGGATTGACCCGGATAACGGCTGGGAGACGGCGACAGAGCTTGTGGAGGACACGCAGGCCATTGCCCGTTACGGTCGTAACGTCACGAAGATGGATGCCTTTGGCTGTACCAGTCGGGGGCAGGCACACCGCGCCGGGCTGTGGCTGATTAAAACAGAACTGCTGGAAACGCAGACCGTGGACTTCAGCGTGGGTGCCGAAGGGCTTCGCCATGTACCGGGCGATGTCATTGAAATCTGTGATGATGACTATGCGGGGATCAGCACCGGTGGGCGTGTGCTGGCGGTGAACAGCCAGACCCGGACGCTGACGCTCGACCGTGAAATCACGCTGCCGTCCTCCGGTACCACGCTGATAAGCCTGGTTGACGGAAATGGCAATCCGGTCAGCGTGGAGGTTCAGTCCGTCACCGACGGCGTGAAGGTGAAAGTGAGCCGGGTTCCTGACGGCGTTGCAGAATACAGCGTGTGGGGGCTGAAGCTGCCGACGCTGCGCCAGCGCCTGTTCCGCTGCGTGAGTATCCGTGAGAACGACGACGGCACGTATGCCATCACCGCCGTGCAGCATGTGCCGGAAAAAGAGGCCATCGTGGATAACGGGGCACACTTTGACGGTGACCGGCGCGGCACGGTGAATGGTGTCACGCCGCCAGCGGTGCAGCATCTGACCGCCGAAGTCACCGCAGACAGCGGGGAATATCAGGTGCTGGCGCGATGGGACACGCCGAAGGTGGTGAAGGGTGTGAGCTTCCTGCTTCGCCTGACCGTGGCAGCAGACGACGGCAGTGAGCGGCTGGTCAGCACAGCCAGGACGACGGAAACCACATACCGCTTCAGGCAGCTGGCGCTGGGGAATTACAGTCTGACAGTCCGGGCGGTAAATGCCCGGGGGCAGCAGGGCGATCCGGCGTCGGTATCGTTCCGGATTGCGGCACCGGCAGCGCCTGTCACTATTGAACTGATACCGGGGTATTTTCAGATAACGGTGGTCCCGAAACTGGCTGTATATGACCCGACGGTGCAGTTTGAGTTCTGGTTTTCGGAAAAGCGGATTGCGGATATCAGGCAGGTTGAAACCAGCGCCCGCTATCTTGGCACGGCGCTGTACTGGATAGCCGCCAGTATCAATATCAGGCCGGGCCATGATTATTATTTTTACGTTCGCAGTGTGAACACCGTTGGCAAATCGGCATTTGTGGAGGCCGTCGGTCGGGCGAGCGATGATGCGGAAGGTTATCTGAGTTTTTATAAAGGGTTGATCAATAAAACGCATCTCGGCAAGGAGTTGTGGACGCAGATTGATAACGGTCAGCTTGCGCCGGACCTGACTGAAATCAGGACGTCCATTACGAATGTCAGCAATGAAATCACGCAAACCGTCAATAAAAAACTGGAAAATCAGAGTGCTGCAATCCAGCAGATACAGAAAGTTCAGGTTGATACAAATAATAACCTGAACAGCATGTGGGCTGTGAAGCTGCAACAGATGAAGGACGGACGCCTTTATATTGCGGGTATCGGTGCCGGTATTGAGAATACGCCAGCAGGAATGCAGAGTCAGGTGCTGCTGGCGGCAGACAGGATTGCGATGATTAATCCTGCGAATGGCAACACAAAGCCGATGTTTGTTGGTCAGGGCGATCAGATATTCATGAACGACGTGTTCCTGAAACGCCTGACGGCTCCGACCATTACCAGCGGCGGTAATCCTCCGGCATTTTCCCTGACACCTGGCGGACGGCTGACGGCGAAAAATGCCGATATCAGCGGTAACGTGAACGCGAACTCCGGGACGCTCAACAACGTCACGATTAATAAGAACTGTCGGGTTCTGGGAAAATTGTCCGCGAACCAGATTGAAGGCGATCTCGTTAAAACAGTGGGCAAACCTTTCCCACGGGACTCCCGGGCACCGGAGAGGTGGCCATCAGGGACCATTACCGTCAGGGTTTATGACGATCAGCCGTTTGATCGGCAAATTGTTATTCCTGCGGTGGCGTTTCGCGGTGCTAAACATGAGCGGAAGAATAACAATATTTATTCGTCATGCCGCCTGATAGTGAAGAAAAACGGTGCTGAAATTTATAACCGAACGACCCTGGATAATACGCTGATATATACGGGTGTTATTGATATGCCTGCCGGTCACGGTCACATGACGCTGGAGTTTTCTGTATCGGCATGGCTGGTAAATGGCTGGTATCCCACAGCAAGTATCAGCGATTTGCTGGTTGTTGTGATGAAGAAAGCCACTGCAGGCATCACGATTAGCTGAATTTTATAACCCGGATACGGGCACCAGAAATGGTGCCTTTTTTATTGCAGAAAAGCGAGAGGTAATTATGCGTAAAGTTTGTGCAGCCATTTTGTCCGCAGCCATCTGTCTGGCTGTATCCGGTGCGCCTGCATGGGCGTCTGAACATCAGTCCACGCTGAGCGCCGGGTATCTTCAGCCCCATACTGATATGCCAGGCAGCGATGACCTGAAGGGCATTAACGTGAAATACCGTTATGAGTTTACGGACACGCTGGGGCTGGTGACGTCATTCAGCTATGCCAACGCTGAAGATGAGCAAAAAACGCATTACAGCGATACCCGCTGGCATGAGGATTCCGTGCGTAACCGCTGGTTCAGCGCGTATGCGATGGCGGGCGTGGCTTACAGCCGTGTGTCGACCTTCTCCGGGGATTATCTCCGCGTAACTGACAACAAGGGGAAAACGCACGATGTGCTGACCGGGAGTGATGACAACCGCCACAGCAACACGTCTCTGGCGTGGGGGGCTGGCGTGCAGTTTAACCCGACCGAATCCGTGGCCATTGACCTTGCTTATGAAGGTTCCGGCAGTGGCGACTGGCGCACTGACGGTTTCATCGTGGGTGTCGGTTATAAGTTCTGATTAGCCAGGTAACACAGTGTTATGACAGCCCGCTGGTTCAGGCGGGCTTTTTGTGGGGTGAATATGGCAGTAAAGATTTCAGGTGTACTGAAAGATGGGGCGGGTAAACCTGTCGTAAATTGTGCGATTGAACTGCGGGCCAGAAGAACCAGTCCGACCGTTGTGGCACACGTTGTTGCCACTTGCGTGACGGACAATAACGGTGCTTATGTGATTGAGGCTGAGCCGGGGTATTACGAGGTTGCGCTTCACTGTAACGGCTGGCAGCCAACCCGTGTCGGGGATATTGATGTGGCACCGACTGATGCATCGGGGACACTGAACGCGTTTCTGAATGCACCAAAGGATGGTGATTTACGTCCGGAGGTGATGAAGCGCTTTGAGGAAATGGTGGCGCAGGCGCAGCAGAGTGCCGGGGCTGCAGCCGGAAACGCACAGCAGACGGCGCAGGATGTGGCGGCAGCCGCAACGGCCCGTGATGATGCACAACGTTTTGCGGAGAATGCCAGACAGGATGCAGTTGCCACTGCAGAGGACAGAAAGGCCACTGCGGAAGACGTGAAAAGCACGGGGAAAAACGCCGTCTTATCCGGTCAGCGTGCACAGGCAGCCGCAGGTTATGCCCGCGCAGCAGAACAGGCCAAAAATGACATTGATGCTGCGCTGACCGGCACTCTGAAAACGGCTAACCATCTGTCTGAAATCGCAGCAGCAGGCGAAAAGGCACAACAGAAGTCCCGGGATAATCTGGGGCTGAAAAGTGCAGCCACGATGGAAGCACAGAGCGACATTTACGACCGGACAAAAGGCCGTCTGGCGATACCCGGCGCATTCGGCTTTGGGCGTGCTTTTCTGTATGAAGATGTTATCCGTTTTGACGCTAAGGATGATTTCCTGGTCTGGGTAAGGAATGCGCTGCCAGGTGAATATTCCGTTGCTGGCCCCTACGGCATCATCATACCCGACACACTGTTTGAAGGGGTGCTCAGCATCCGGTGGACTGATGCACGCCCTGAGACAAGGGAACCGCGGCGCAGAGCCAAATCCCTTACTTTTTACGGCATTAACGGCCCCATTTATCACGCCCGCTACCGGCTCTTATCTGGATTTCTGACTGACTGGGTGAAAATAAATATAACCACAGAAGATATTATTTACAGAATCGTGGCGAGCTCTGTCCGCAACAGATGGGGAGACCCTGACATTGGCGGGCTGATTATTGCTGCGTACCAGGGAGAAGCTGACGGTGATAAAGTCATCAGACTTGTCAGGGGGCGGTCATACAGAGGCTCACGACTGGGACCGGTGGGGATTTCAGTGACCAGTACTCCCACCGGAACGTATATAGCATCCCCACAATTTTTCATTACGGGATGTTCAGAGCATTCATTACCGGGGTCATATTGCGCCCTGTCCGGGGTGCCGGATGCACATGTCTCTGGCGCAATGCCCGGGCTTTTTATTCGCACATCGTGAGGAATGCACCGTGGAAATTAAAAAAATCATTAATCCCCGTTATACCGAAAGTGGCGCAGTAGACTGTGACGTTTTTTTTGACGACAGGGACCAGGCAGTCCCCTACACAGCCACCGCTGATGATGTCGCTCCGACGGGGCAGCAAATCTGGCAGGAACTGCAAAGCGGCAAATGGGGTGAGATAGCCCCATTCACTGTGACACCAGAAATGCTGGAAGCGGCCAGAGAGGCCAGACGTCAGGAAATTGAAGCATGGCGCACAGAACAGGAGGCGAAGCCGTTCACGTTTGAATGGAACGGTCGTATCTGGAATGCTGGCCCCGACTCACTGGGCCGCCTGTCCCCGGTAGTCATGCTGGCAAAATCTGTCGCGGCACAAACACATATGGTGTGGAGTGATGCGGATAATCAGCAGGTGAAACTGTCGATGCCGGAACTGGAAGAACTGGCGGCAGCAATGGTGCAGGCTGTTGTTGAACGCAATGACGAGATTTATCGCCGTCAGCGTGAAATGAAAGAGGAGCTGAGCAGTCTGGATGATTTGGCTTCAATTCGGGCGTTTGACGTTGAGTAATGAATAAGCCGCAACTGGCGGAATCACAGAAGACCGCTTTGCTTACCGAAGCGGAGTCTGTCATCCGGCCGCCGGGGCGTGCTGTCAGGCTGAACAGGGAAACGGATGAATCCGGGGAGGCCCGGGGGCGGGCCTCTGTTTTTCCGGAGTCAGTCCGGTCTGTGGTTTATGCGATGTGATTATGAATGGTGCAGTTGTGAGCCGTTTTCAGGCAATCGCAGGGCCAGTACCTCGTCAGTCAGCTGACGGTAAATCTGCTGTTCAGTCTCACGCATCACCTGTGCACCGGCTTCCCTCTCCGCATCCGCATCACCGCTCAGACCTGATGCTTTCAGCCGGTCAGCCACCCTCTGAGGGTACTCATTCTCCAGCATCTCATATTTCTGCTCTTCTGCCTGCGCCCAGCGGTCAGCTTCCGTACGCTTCAGTACAGCATGCCATGGTCCCCAGAGGGAGAACCAGTCCGTAAATTCATTCTCTTCACGGCTTCTGACCATGGCTTCGGCAGTGCGGAGGTCATTTGCTGTCACTCCCGACACGCCATAGAAACGCATTTCCTTCACGGCAGTGGAGAGCTGAAGTTTCTCTGCGAGCATGGTCTGGAAGGCCAGGTAGACTTCTATCTCATCCACAAAATGGAGAGTTCTGACTTTATCCCGGGCAATGTCCTCCAGAATTTCGAGGCGGAACATTTCCCTGCCCAGGGAGAGCAGAGCGCCGGTATCATTATCGAAAAGGCCTTCTGATGCCTGATGGACCAGGAGGGTTTTCCGGAGATTGTTCCATGTGAGCGCGACACGGTCCTCACAGCTCTCAGTGGCATCAGCAGCAACAGCGAAAGACTGCTGTCGAAGCTCCGCAGAGGCACTGAGTTTTTCCAGCCATGCAGCGACCTGTTCACGGAATCCGGAGGTATTGCGTGCAGAGACGGTATCGGAAAGGCGGTCAAGGAACGCGGAAAAGGTGTTGGCGTGCTCTTCATGTTCAAAAGCATGCCATATCTGTGATACATCAGATTGTTTGTTTTCCGGGAACCATGCTGTCACGGCATCAGCCAGGGGGCGATGGAGTGTATTCTGTTGTCCGTCACTCATGGAGAAGTAAATCTGCGGGCCGTGGTAGTCCGGCGAAGAGGTTAATCTTTGCAGGGATTGCAGAGCATGGGATGACAATGGGTTATCACTAATATCTATTGAACATTCATTCCTCAGATTAAGAATGCTTTCCGGGATATGACTTATCTGATTTATGTCAAAATAACCGTTCCTTAAATTTTCCGGCAGGTATGGAATATCGGTTAACATATTGTCGATTGCCCATATGGAGTGAATGTTGTGAGGTAGAGGGGGGAGTTCACTAAGAAGATTCCCTATTGCGCTAATCTCTTGTAAAGAAAATGGTAAAGGTGGTAAAACTGCCAGCCCATTACATGATACATCTAATGTTTCCAGTAGTTCTGGTAAAACAGGAAGAGAACATAATTGATTATTTGAGACATGAAGCTCCTTCAAAGATATGGGGAGTGTGGGTAGTGTGGTTAGTTGATTGTGGGACGCATTCAATAATTTAAGTCCTTGAGGCAAAGCAGGCAGTTCAATAAGTCTGTTATAGCTGACATTAAGCTGTGTAAGGGACGCAGGCAATGGGGAGATTAAGCTTAAATTATTTTTACTTATATTAATTGATTTAATTCCCGGGGGGATTTCAGGTAATGTTGTCAGGCCTAATTCAGACAAGTCCAGGTTCGTCTCTTGGTTTTGTAGACATGATACTAGTCGCTGAAAAGCGATGTCTCGTTGTTCTTCTTGTATGCGGTTATTTTTCCATTCAGTCCAATGGGTTAGATAATTTTCATATGCGCGGCTAGTGTCGATTGAATAAGTGGAGAACGAATTTGAAATTAATCTGTGATTGTTATTTGTCGGGAGCATAAATATCAGGGCGTATTCTTTATGTTGAGAGGTGTTGGATTCTTTTTTATCTGCTTTGCAATGTTATTGGTTCCCTTCAGCAGTAGACAGGAACTTCTGGAGGAGGCGGATATATAGTTTGTGTAAGCATATTAACTCCATATATTATATATTGAAGAACTTCTGCTTTACACTATCCTAAACTGGATCGGTTTAATGTAAAAAAACGATACTTTTTGGGGGAGGGGGCAATTTTTCCTTAAGGTATGAAAAAAGGAGCTGAAGCTATATAATAGCTATTAATACCACTGGTATCAGTGAATCATGTATATAAAAAACTGTGTTAAGGAGGCTGTCCATTAGCGGTTTTTTATTCTTCTGGAACCGCGGCATCTTTGCGTATCTTTTTGTCTTCTCACCGTCTGGTCGGTGTTTTGCTGAGACTGCTAATTTCCTGTCTTTGCTAGTGCTGTACTGGTACTGCCCAATCATGATTGGCGGGGGCGGGCGGAGTTGAGACCGCAGACACGTCGTATGCAAGAACGTGCTGCGGCTGGCTGGTGAACTTCCGATAGTGCGAGTATTGAATGATTTCCAGCCGTTACTGATTTTACGTGCTAATTAGTGAACAAACCACTCGTCAGCAGACTCCCAGGTATCTTTCAGAGTTTCCTGGACAAAAGTTTTAGCTGAATCTTTATCGGCGGTGCGCGTAACAGAAAGGCCATCGTTGCTGGTGGCTTTTACGATCACCTCTACATCGTCATAACGTTTACTGATGCGTCGGGTTAATTCTTCCTTTAACGCATCCACAGCACCGGTTGGCATTTTAGTCATTTTCTCTTTGGCTATGCAGATTTCAATACGCAT